ATGAGCAAAACTATGTATAAAAACGATGTAATTGAATTGATTAAAAACGCGAAAACAAATAACGAAGAACTACTATTCACAAGCGTTGAGCGTAACACACGGGAAGCAGCAACTCAGTATTTTCGTTGTCCTGAAAAACATGTTAGTGATGCAGGGGTTTATTACGGGGAAGATTTTGAATTTGATGGTTTCGAAATATTTGAAGACGATTTAATTTACACAAGATCTTATGATAAAGAGGAATTAAACTAAATGACAATTAAATTATTAGATGAATTCTTAAAAAAGCATGATTTGACGAGGTATCAGTTAAGCAAATTAACTGGTATCTCACAAAACACTTTAAAAGACCAGAACGAAAAACCGTTAAATAAATATACTGTTTCAATACTACGCTCGCTATCGTTGATTTCGGGTTTATCTGTATCAGATGTTTTGTTTGAATTAGAAGACATAGAAAAAAATTCTGACGATCTTGCAGGATTTAAACACCTGTTAGACAAGTACAAACTCTCATTTCCTGCACAAGAATTCGAATTATACTGCTTAATCAAAGAGTTTGAGTCTGCTAATATTGAAGTACTTCCTTTTACGTTCAATAGATTTGAAAACGAAGAACATGTAAATATAAAAAAAGATGTTTGTAAAGCGTTAGAAAATGCTATCACCGTGTTAAAAGAGAAGAAAAATGAGTTACTTTGATAAGTTTAAAAGGAAGTGACACTAGTGAACAATCATGTTATAGATTTGACAAATAAGAAATTTGGAAGATTAACAGTTAAAGAGTTTGTTCGTTCTGAAAATGGTAACGCGTTATGGAACTGTTTTTGTGTATGCGGCAATGAAAAAGAAGTATTAGCTCAACATTTAAAACGTGGTCATGTTCAATCTTGCGGTTGTTTAGCTAAAGAAAATGGGCGTGAATATGCTGAAAAAAATTTAAGGACAGAAACAGCACAGAAAAACGCCCTTAAAAGAAAACTAGAAGTAGACGCAGTCGATGGCACTATGAAATCAGCTTTAACTAGAAGCCTATCAGCAAGAAACAAGAGTGGGATAAAAGGCGTGCGTTGGGATGAGAAAAGAAATAAATGGGAAGCTTCTATTACCTTTCAAAAAAAATTACATTTTTTAGGCAGATTTGAAAAGAAAGATGATGCCATAAAAGCACGTAGAGATGCGGAAGATAAATACTTTAAACCGATTTTAGATAAAATGAATTGATATAACAATTACGCTAAGCTTATGTTTAGCGTGTTTTTTTGCATAAAAAAAGCCTCGATTAAACGAGGCTTTTTCTTTCTAGTTTTTTTGAATTAGTTTTTAAGTACATAAGTTTATAGAGATTTATAATACTGTTCCGTATTAATTAAGTTTTTAATCTCTTAATACTTATACTATATATTTTTTTTATTCTTTTGTCTAGTATAAAAGACGAATTTAATATAGAATATTATTATACTTAATTTAGGGAGGATGCAATTTGGGATATAATCAGATGCTTGAAACACCACCGTTAAAGAAGTTTGCTGCCTTAGGTAATTTTAATAATAAATTAATTTATTTAGCAGAAAATTTAGCAGAAAAAGAAGATTGGTATTATGAAAATCCAAATGCTAAATCGTCAAACCAAAAGTATGGAGTTCTTTTTCAATTCATCCATCATACTTTTTCAAAATGTAAAGATGAAAACTTATTAAAATTTAAAGATAATCATTGTTTGATGAACACGGGATTATTGACTCAATCTGGGGAAGAAATTTTTATGCTTTTTACTAAAAATTCTAGGCCTAATGAACAAGAATGGTTTTTCAATAGTTTTTATCGCAGTTCTGACCACGATATACCTCAAAATATGCGCGGGTCTTTACCTGAACATATTGATTATTTTGCCTCAAATCCTCAAGATATGTACTTTAATACGAAATTAAATGTACTATACAACATGGAGCATATAGTTGAAGAAAATTTTACTAGACTACCAGAAGGCATACAACAATTGGATAAGAGTATAATTATAACAATCCTTAATTCTTCTACTGAACAAATGAAAAAGAGAATACTAAGAAATAATAGACTAGTAGTCCCTCAATACTATAATAAAAGAATTATGTATCTCGCGCCTTTAAGATTTGGTAAAGATACTCTTCCTCTAGCCATCGAAAAACACATTGACTCATATCGAATAAATACAATACTTACACCTGGAATGGCCTATTGTAATGCTCGTTTAATTATGAAACCTGAAAGTAACTGGTTAAACAATAAATAGTTTAATATAAAAAAGCCCCCGCACACGCGAGGGCTTTAAACTAAATCTTTTTAACAAACTTCTTGTTAGCAGTGAGATAGTAACCGCTCTTCGTCTTCAAGCGAGGTGTCCCGCCTTTCGTTTTCCCCATCCCCGAAATCGTGAAGACTGTGCCAGCCGGAAATGTTCCGCCAGTTTTATGCTTCTCTGTAAAGTCTACTGAATTGTATAGATCACACTGTACCAGTGTTTTGATTTTTTTAGGATTTTCTGTGTAGTATGTGTTTTTGCTTGCTGGTGTGTGTGATTTTCCTGCTTTTAACTTCGCTAATAATGTTGTGTTCTGCGTTGCTGTTCCACTGTAATTTTTAATTCCGTAACTTGTCGCTAGTTTTTTGCGATTCGCAAAGCTTGAATCTAGTTTGTTTAAATTCATATAATCTACTAATCCTAGACTGTTCGTGTTCGCATTTGCGCTCGGTTTAGGAGAATTACTAGTACTAGCTCCTTTTCCAAAAGTATCAGTCCCATAGCCTTTATAATTAAATTGAAGGTGCGGATTGTCTACAAATCCAGACCAATCACCGCCCCATTCAAATCCAAGGGCCTTCGCTTTTGCCACAAATTTCTTGCCTTTATCTGAACGATAAGCGCCCCAATCAACAGTTTTAGATTTCGTCATGACGAAATCTAGCGCTTGTCCAACTAAATGATAAGAGCGCATTGTTTGAGACGCTCCGCTAGCAACATTTGCGGCTTGTTGTTCTTTCGTTCTAATTGTTTCGTAGATTAACACTTCAATCCCGTTGCTTTCAGACCAATCTAGCAATTTTCTAGCTGCCGCTTTCGTATTGTCTGCTAACTTATTTACATTTGCCAAACTTCTACTATAATAATAACTTGTCATTATTTATCATCCTCTCCATATTTTTTGCTTCGATTAGTAAATTGTTCAAATAATCCAGTACCGCCAGCTCCTGCTAATGCGCCTGCCCAAATCATCGTTGCAAGCGATCCAGAGCCGTCCAAAAACGTTGCTAATGCGCCCAGAATAGCACCAATAAGTATGCTAACAGTCGGAAGCCACTTAGACGGGACTAACTCCGTCTTCTTAATCGCCTGAACAAACACAGGTGTTACAACTACTAAAAATGTCATGTAAACTAGTAACTCTTTTCCAAACTCCATTTCTATCATCCTTTACTTCGTTATTTTGTGTTCCAACAAATCTACTTTGTGAGCTAACTTTCCGACTGATTTAGACAAGCTGTCAATTGATTGTTGTTGCTGTTTCATCATGTCATTTTGCCTATCCATCAATCGCTGTTGTTCGTTCATCGTACTTATAAATTTATCTCTCTCTTCTTTCGATTCCTTATTACGCTTCTCTCGTTCTTCCTCCACTTTTTCGCGTTCTTCTTTCATTTCTATTCTTACAATTTTTGAATCATCCCAAATTCTTTTTGTGATAATTAGTAAGATTATAAAAAGCGCTACAAAGAGCGCCGCGAAGAACATTTCTTTCGCTAAAGCATAATCAAAAACTTTTGTTAGCCCATCATACATTTTCATCATCCCCCATAAAAAATAAGCCTTGCTCGGCTTTAATCTAAAACATAAAATAATTGATTTAACGCAAAATAAGTAATGCTCGTTTCCGCTGGTATAAATCCCATCGCGTTACTTGATGAAGCATGAACACGCCCACCACTCGCTTTGTTTGTTGGTGCGTAAGCCATCGCGGTTTTCGTTGTTTGGACCTCAAAAGGAACAGAAGCGAAAGCATTATTTGTAGAGGTCCATGCGGTTGATTTTTGCACTTGCCCCCTGAAAAAGGCAATTCTGATACCAAAGATGCAAATAATTCTAAATTGAGGAGTATTCCCTTCTGCTGTTGAATATCCAGAGTTTAATATTAAATCTTGCCACGGCATTGAGTAAAATAAATCAGCATTTACAGATAAAGTTGTTTGCCCATCTTTAGTGAAATCTAGTGAATCCCCTCTTAACATTGTTTCCTTGAGTTCACCAGAAATATTATGATCCATCAATTGCTGTGCTACTTTCACACCACCAAGTGTTGTAACATCACTTTTTAAAATAGTAGAGCCGGCACCAGTTGGCAGTACTGTAGCAGCATTAAAACCATTGTCATTCATCGTGACCGTCCCAGTGAACAAATTGCCTTCATCATCACGATAATTAATATTGTGAATAAATTCAGCGCCTGTGATACTTCCGCTCTCTACATCACCTAATTTCGCAGTAATCGCTGATAACTCCCCGACTTTTAAAGCGTTATAATCCAGAGGTATTTCTTTCCAAATTACCCCATCCCACTTAAAAACACCTGTTATAGTATTTTCCACTTCATCTATCTTGAACCACGTATCGTTTATCTTTGGAATAGCTGGCGGTAGCTCACCATAAAAAGGCTTATTGTTATCACCAGCTTTCATTAGCGCGTCATTAGCTGTATCTATTGCTGTGACAGCGGAGTCTTTAGCATCATTTGCTACTTGTTTTGCATCTGTTGCATTTGTATTTGCATCATTTGCTACGCTTTCGGCACTACTAGCGATTTGCTGTGCTGTTTCAGCCTTATTACTTGCAATTGACGCAACTTTATTAGCATTTGTTGATACTTTCGCGTTTTCCCTCAATTGATTTATAATCGCAGGTGTAGCCGAATTAATATCAATAAAATCACCAACTACACAAGTGCTTTTTGACATATCGCTATAACAAATATTTAACTCAATAACCCTTGCTTGTACTGTAATTTGAGGACTCATTTCTAAATCTACAATTCTTACAAAACTGCCTTTTCTTATTCGATGTGCTTCAAAACCATAGACTTGTTCTAACATTAAAATATTTGCTTCATATTGATATGATGGCGATGATAACTTTCTAAGTTCTAAAGTACCCCATTGTTTCAACGCTGCCGCATTTGTTATATTTTCATTTACAATTTTAGTCATTAAGTAACCTGAGCCACTAGGATTGTATTGCTCATTTGCTTCATCATTATAGATATAATTCAATCCTCCATTAACAGAAGAAATGTTTAATTGTGTCCCATCAGCTTGCGTTGCACCAAGAGGTATAAGAGCGGTCTTAATGTTCGTAAATAACACTTTCCTCGTTATTCCTTTTATGCCTGTGCCACTCTCAATTCGAACACCTTCATTATCCCCAAACTGTTTCGCGACTTTACAATAATAGCCAACTATCCGCCCTTGAAATGTTTTTACATAAAACTTAACTTCGCAATCAAAAGCAGTACAAATTTGATGTAGGGCTTCTTGAGCTGTTATATATCCAGAGAACTCCAAATTTGCAACTGCCCCTACATTTTCTGTATCTTGAGGAATCCATCCACTCCCGCCAAGCACATATGTTAAAGCGGGACCAATATCACTATTTGAAAAAGTGCGATCTGTCACAATTACATTATTCAAATCAAAGATAAAAACATTTTCGCAAAAAATTCTTTTTTGAGGTTTCGAACTATTGTCATCTCGGATGTCTTGCACTTCAATAATTTTGAATAACAATGAATCATCGTCTAAGTCTTGAAGCATTACATAATTTCCACCTGTTAAATATTTTGAACTTTCGTCATCTGTCGAAACAGAAAACTCATAAGTTGAATCAAAATCTATAACTTTCTCGGTGTGTGAATCATTAAAATAATGAGTTCCATTTGTTGAATCAACGGATATAGATTTTACAATTTCTTTATTTTCATCTAATATCAATAACATTTAAACACTCCTTTAAAAAGTTCTTGGCCTAACGTATACTGTCCAATCTGCCGCTTCAAACGGAGATACATTTAATACTTCTGTTGTACCGCCAAATAACTTAAAAAAATGACTTCCTATTGCTAGATTCTGCATAAAAGGAATGCCATTTTTATAAATTGTTTCTGTTTCAAAATCAAACATTAATTCATCAGATGCATGCGCTATAACTTGCGGAGCCGTATTTGCAACAATATTTAATTTTTCAACAAGTGTATCCGTGAAAAATAAGTCCCTATTAGGGTCATGTGTGCCTGATGCTGCAGCGTATATATTTAATTGAGCTAATTTTTTTGTGTATTTATTAGCGGTATCTACAAATACCTTTTTCTTCGTCCAGACAGGCTTTATATTGCTATCTAGTTTGATAATTTCAGCGGTGAATTGATTACCTATTTTAGTTAAAATAAAGTAACCATAAAAATCTCTGTATTCGTTGTACGCTCCTGTTTGTACCTTTTCTGTCACTGTTTTATATTTTCCGTTGACTTTTTTTCTGGTTGATACTGTTTTGTATGTTTTAGTAACTTTCCCCGCCTCATTAAATAAATCTTTTTCAGGATAATTAGCAACATTTTGATCGCCAATAGATATTTTAACAATATTAACTTCGGTATTTGCGGCATTATCTTTTATTTGAAACGTTGCAATTTTTGCTCCTTTTTCATCAACAAGATACACTTCTAATTTACCTTGTTGCTTTTGTGCTGATGCTATGTTTTGAAGGCGCATTCTTACACGCCAGTTATCCTGCGCTTGGGGAAGAACTACTTTACTCATCGGTCCATGCCACTGTGCTCCAACACCATAATCAGATGCCCGAAATACATTTGCGGTTGAAGTGAAACTCCCATCAATAATCCCGTTATTTGCGTCTAATTGAAATGTCAAATCTGATTGTTGCATAGGTGTCCATGTAGCTAATACATTCATTGGATCGTTTAAAATTATTTCCGATGGTTTAACTGGAGTTTCTCCAGAATCTGGATCAACTCCTTCGCCAATGTATAAGTAATCCTCTTTATTCGATACAGCGATATAAGTGACATCCTGTTTTATAACTGCTCCAATTACAGGGCTGGTAGGTTGTGAACCGCGTACTGGTAATTTGTTACTTTCGCTAGTTAGCTCAAATTCTTCTTGTTCATAATAAACATACGGGTCTGAACAAACAAAATTCAGCGTTGCCCGTCCGTTATATAAAAGCCTATCTAAGTCTGTAGGTCCTTCAAATCGACCATAATACGTCTTTTCAGGCGCATCATCAATTACCAAAGAGCGTTCTTCTGCATCTACCTGCATCAACCAATCAGCGACAGATGTAGCCCGCTCACTTAATTCCTTAAGGTTATCTCCAATAATTTGTATTTCTAATTGTATTCCTCGTTGACCAACATTTGGTCCAAAATAAAAAGCGCCAATACGACCACTGGCGCTTTCCGTATTGCCCTCGTTCTGAGGGAACAATGGTGGTTTAATGTCAATTATTTCCACATGCTTATCAAATGAATGAATACCTTTATATGTGAATCCTAAGCTCATAAAATCACCCCTTGTGCTCGATTAGTTCTAATAATACGGTTGTTTTGAATTTCTGTTATAAAATCTACCGTTTCCTCCGCCACTATACGCCCCTCTAACATTGTTTTATTAACAATTTGAATTGGTTGTACTGTAACTGGGTTTCCGCTTCCTTGCGTTGCTATAGAAGCCCCTGAGTAAGCCGTAATTTCTTTTGTGTTCGGGGTAACTGGGACTGAAATAGCAGGTGATAGACTTGTTAAATGTTTTTGCATTTTATGAGCCGCCAAATCTATAGTATTTAGATTCTTAAGCATTCCGACTCCAATTCCCGCTGGCACTTGTTCACCAACTTCATCGCTCATTAGCCGAGAAGGCGAGTGGATTTTCAGTCTTTTCTTGATTGTCGATTCAATTGTTTTAGCTAGTTGATCCGCTTGTTTCTCTAGTGGACCGTTCATTTGCTTGAACCCTTGAATAATCCCCGCTACGGTCTGTACACCAAGTTTAGAGCCAGCAGTGCGATATTCTTTTGCTTTATCAAGTTCTTTCAACCAAGAAGCGTTCGCATTTGCCAAATCTTTTTTAGCTTTATCGTTCGCCGCCTTGACAGCTTTATCCATCGCCACTTTATCATTTACAGAAGCGTCTAAGCCCAGCTTGTTTGCATTAGCATGTTTTTTACTCCACTCAGCTTGATATTGTTTCAGTTGTGTATCAGACATTCCCGCAATTGCTTTAGCTTGTCCTGTTGCGCTTACGCCCATATTGCGTATCTCGTCTATAAGACCTTTACTAACACCGCGTTTTTTCATTTTATCAAGTTGAACCATAAAATCTTTTTGTTGGGCTGTTTGTGATTTAAGATTTTTTGTTAATTCGCTACCACTTGATTTCTCTGTAACAGCAGCATCAAATAGACCAGTCTGATTATATGCGGCTTCTTGATTTGATTTAAGAGCATCCTTATATGTCTTTTTCGCTTCATTAATAGAATCCTTAGCTGTTTTATTTATTTTAGCAACATTATCATAATATTTCTGTGTGCTACTTTTTATTGATTTATTAAGTTTAGTTTTTTGTGTATTAATTTCTTTGTTAGCTCCAGCAATATTTAATTTGATTTGTCTTGTTTGCGCCGCATTTAAGCGATATTGCTTATTAATTTGTTTTAATTTATTAATGTACGATTGTGCGCTAATAGCGCCTGTTTTATAATCTACTTGCACATTTGATATTTTATTACTTACATTTTTCGCATAGCTTGTTTTAGTACCTTTTGCATAACGAGGTACGTTACTCAAAGCTTTAGCTGTTTTATCTCCTCGCAACACCTCAGAACCACGTGGTAGATCTAAAAGAACATTGCGTCCCTTTGGAACAAAGCTTTTTCCATCGGGTGTAGTAATCATTTCTTCATAGTTGCTTCCCTTTGCATCATTTACTAGAGCTGGTCCACCTTTATGGTTATTTGTACCAGTTGCTAACCCTTGAACGCCCGACGGTGCCTTGCCGTTCGTTTTATAAGCAATTTCTAAAACTTTTTGTTGTCTTTGAGGTATTCTTCCCCAATCCGCAATCATGTTATTAAGTAAATCTCTAACAGTATCAGCGTTAGTAAGCGCTGTGAAAGTCTTTTTACTCACTTTTGTCCCATTGTAAGAATATATATTATTTTTTCCTTCTTGGACCTTGCCTAACAAATCCCTATTATTAGCATATAGGTTTTTAAGGTTAATCTTTTGACCGTTGTATTCTACAATCACGTTTTTACCTTGCTCTACTTTGGTTCTAACGTCTGTATTCGTTGCTAGCAATGATTTTAAATCTACTTTTGTGCCGTTGTATTCCACAATCATTCCTTTAGATGAATTAAGCTTTTTTAACACATCAGAATTATCAACCACTAAAGTTTTCATTGATGGTGGCAGCTTATCCCAGACACCCATGTCTTGTAGTGCTTTTTGTAGTGCAAGGCTAGTATCTGCATTCGCAATCATACTTTTTTGTTCGGGTTTTAGCTTATCCCACAACCCTAAATCTGACAACGCGTTAGCTACATGTATAGAGTCCTCGTAACTGACAATTAATTTCTTTTCGTTGAAAGTCATCTTATCCCAACGACCACTTTCAATAGTTGCTGTTGCAATTGTTTTCTTAGCATCTGTGGTTAATTTTGCTTCTTTCATGATGAATTTAAGATTATTCCAACCATCGTTAGACTTGGCAGCATCCAAAACAACTTGATTTAAATTTGTTTTTACTTCCCCAGTTTTAGGGTCTAAAACTAAATCGCTCCAAGCTAAATCTGCTTTACTTGCGCCATCGCCAATTAACTTACTAGCATCACTAACCCCGCCTGCAGCTTCTTGTACATTACGAGTGAATTCGTCATAACTTAAACCCATTTCATCTAATGCATGTTTTATGTTCTTTTGAGCTACATCGCTACTTACACCTAATTTGTCATATAGTTGTTCTTGCGTTTTAATCCATGCAGTAACACTTGAACGCACTGTACTATCGCGTTCCCTATCCATCTGATTTATAGAGTCGTTATAGGATTTTTTATCAATCAATCCATCATCATATGCTTTTTTTAGCTCTTTCTTTTGCTTACTTGTTGAGTCAATTGTTTTTTTGGTTATTTTGTTTAAGTAATCCGATTGTTCGACAAGTGCATCCTGGTTAAGAGACTCAACTTCACCATTCATCGCTTTAATAATTTGCTTTTTCTTGCTTTCGTTTAATCCCAAGCTCTCTACTTGTTCAATTTGCATCGCTTTATAGATATTATTAACTGTTTTGGATTCCTCAGATGTTAAGTTTCTGTGTTTATCAGCAGCCGATTTATAGATATCTTCAATTTCTTTATATTGAGCATTAACATTCGCTTTACGTTCATTAGCTCTTTTCTCAGAGTCTTTCATTGAATTGTCTAAGATAGCTTGAACAGCAGGAGAAAATTCTTCATATGACTCTTTAAAACCATTTAACGCATCATCTGTGTTTTTCTTTATTTCATCTGCCATGTTTTTAAATGCAGTTACTACACGCTCGCTGTCATCTGTCGCACCTGTTGCAAAGGTATCTAGTGCTAGCTTACCCTCTGATGCAAATTCATTGAATTTACCCATCGACTTATCTGCCTCAGCACCAATATCATAACCCCATGTTTTTATACGTTCTTTGCTTTCTTCGATTTTGCTTATATGTTTATCCAGTGCATAAATTCCTACACCAATCAAAGCCGCGCCTGCTAAACCAATGACAGCTGGCAACGCTCCAAACGATCCCGCTAATCCTGCCGCTGCTAAACTAGTTCCTTCTACCGCTGTTGTAGTAGCCCCAAACCCAGCCGCCAAAGGAGCTAATTTACTCCCTAAACCTAAAATCTTACCTAAGCCCGCGAATCCTTTTATTAATCCGCCAGTCATTGATACTAGTTTTCCGCCAATCATCAGCACAGGACCAGTGGCTGCTAAAATTCCAGCCCATTTTATGATACTTTGTTGTTGTGCGCCGGAAAGGTCATTAAATTTATCAATCATTTTGTTAGCCCACTCGATGATTGGAGTGAGGGCAGGCATTAATTTTTGTCCTACGTTCTGTTCTAATACTTCGAGCGAAGCTTTGAATTGATCCACACCAAATTTACCAGCTTTTCGCATGTTATCAGCAACTTGTTTAGTATATCCATTTGCTTCATCAGCGCCCTTAGAATATTTACGTAGAGAATCGCCTCCCGCTTCTAAAAGCGTATTAACAGCTGATAAAGGTTCACGTCCGAAAATCATCGTCAAGAAAGAGTTTTTCTGTGTTTTTGTCATTTTCTTTGTTTTATCATTAATATCATCCAAGAGAGTTGGTAAAGTTTTCATATTGCCGTTGTTATCTTCAATTGTTAATCCAACTGCCGACATTGCTTCTGCAGCTGATTTTGAAGGTTTAAGCAAACTTGTAAGCATTCCCCGTAAGCCGGTACCCGCCTTTTGCCCTTCAATACCGCGGTTAGAAAGCAAACCAACAGCTGCTGCTGTATCTGTAAGTGAATATCCTAGCGAATGCGAAATAGGACCGACATAGTTCATTGCTGTTCCCATATCAGAGAATCCAGCCGCTGTTTTATCAGCTACGTAGGTTAGCACGTCAGCAACTTTGTTTGTGTATTCCATCTGCTTATTTGTATCTTTAGAAATCATTCCAAACTGTTCTAATGTTGATGTTGTAACAGACATTACTGTTTCGAAATCATCGCCAGATGCACGAGCAGCATTAAAAATCGCAGGCATAGACGCCATTGTTTGATTAATATCGTAGCCTTTTTTAACCATTTCTTTCATACCGAGCATAGTTTGTTCAGAAGCTACCCCATACTTAACACTAGCTTTCTGTGCATAATCAAAGACTTGTGTATAACGATCGCCAAACTCTTTCGCTGATTCATCAGATTCACGCAATAAAGAGTTAACTTCTGTCACTTCATTATCAAAATCAAGATACGCTTTAGTTGATTTCACCATTCCCGCTACAATTGGCGCCGTAAATCCAACGGTCATCGCGGTTCCAGCTTTTGTTAACTTTTGGCCAGACTTTTCAAGCATATTTCCGAATTGTTCAACTTTGACGATAGATGAATCAAGACCTTTAATATTAATGTTTTTCTTATTGATTTTGTCGATATTGTCAGATGCTTTTTGCCCTTTCTTCGCAAAATTATCCATATCCTTATCGATTTTGTTCATCTGGCTTTTATAGCCATTTTCGCGTATTTTTATATCGTAATAAATTTCTCCCGCTTTACTCATATTTTCACCCCTCTTTCAGCTTGCTGTTAGCTCTCAAAGCCTTTTCTAATCCTTCTTCATTAGAAGCAGCATCCTCAAAATATCCACGCTTTAACATGATTCGATTTTGCTTTATTTTTTCTTTCAGCAAATGTTTTGGCACTTTGCTTCGTTCAGTCATTCGAATTTCAAGAGTTGTCATAAATGGCGTTTCCCCACCTAAATTCATTAGATATGTCCGGAATTCTGAAAAAGTCATATTTGACAATTCTTTGCGCAATCTGATACCGTAATACGCCAAAAAAGAAGACTCGATTAAATCAAAGTCTTCAACTATTCCGTAATACTGTTTTCCTGTGGCTTCCCCTCGTCACTTTCCTCGCTCATATCGCTTTCAAATAATTTAGCTATAATGTATTCAATAAGCCCCTCGTAGACTTTAGTTGGCAATGTTTTAGAATTGATTTCTTCTCTGTCTTCTTTGCTGAAAAAAATAGCAAAAATATCATCGTTCGTTGCTACAATTCCATCTGTGATAGTCATTAACAATTCATGCATGTTTTCACTATCCGGCGTTGTATGCTCTCCATCGCTTTCGTCGCCTTTCAATTTAGGCGCAAGAACTTGTCCTAAAATTTTAGGTACTTCATCCAAAAGCGCACTGTATTTAATGTGTGCTTGTGCCGAAATGTCCGCATAATACTTTTTCCCGTTAATTTCCAAAGGAAGTTTTACTTCATTCTCGTTAAAATTAAATGATTTCATTTTTGTCCTCCAAATTAGTAAAAGCCCTCACTCAGAGGGCTTCGTATTTTGTTTATTAGGCAGATGTTACAGAAACAGAAACGTCATTTTTAACCGATGGTTTCACTTTGGACGCAATTGTGATTTTAATTGCAGTTACTGTTGTAGCAACTCCTGTTAAAGTTCCATCACTAGCTACTGTTGCTTTTGCTTCATCAGATGAAGTGAATGTTACATCTTGTGGAGCTCCTGATGGCAGTACTCCTGCTGTAATTTTAATAGTTTCTCCAACTTTTACAGTTTTAGAGGCGCTATCTACCGTTACGCTTGTTGGCTCAATGGTAGGCGCCGGCGTAAAAACCGGCGTACCATTTGAATTCTGTGTGGCAGAAAATGAACCAATATCGTTCGCACCACCACCACCGAAATCATTAATCCCGATTGGTCCAGTGATTTCATACTTAGAGCCTGCTGGGAATTTAACTACAATTGTTTTTTCAGCTTCAGACCCAACTTTATCCCAAGTTTCACGTAATTCATTTTGTCCTGGATCTGATTCATTGTATTTCCCATCCAAACCTAACTCCATAGCAGCACCTGTTTTTACCGCACGTTCAAATACCTCACCAATTGTTGTATATTGTTCCACATTTGAGTTCAGTGAAATGTCTAAAGTTTCTAAGTCTTTGATCGAAACACCATCTCCGCTTTCCCCTGAATCTTTAACCGAAATTTCTAATTGTTTAACTGCATAAGTTGCCATTAACTTACATCTCCTTTTCAAATAATATTGTTAGTTGATAAATCAAACGACCATCATCGTCATAATCGACTTGTCCGCCGCTTGCTACATCTGTTGCTACTACCTTCTGATTTTGGATATTCAGCTCAGAAGGGTTTGTTAAAAGAAAGTAGTTACGTAATAAATCGTATGTTCGTTTGCATTGAATTGTGTTTTTGTCATAAATTAAAAAGCCGATGCTCTCACGAACACGACTTTGCGTTTGTACTTGCTTGTTTTGAAATGTCGGTGCTTCATTAATTACTACCATTGAATCAAGCCCCGTTTGTTTAATGAATCCAAGTGTTTTTATAGCTGGGAATGTTTTTTTGAAATGTGCTACCAAATCTTCAATCATAAACGCATCCCGCCCTCTACAATTTGGTTAATACTCTGAATTCCATAACTTACAGCCATTTCGTACCAACGTGGATTCCGACGATTTTCATAATATTGTCTGCGGGCATAAGGAGTTAAACTAAACACTCTAGCTACAATTGAATTTTTTTGGATGATAATTTTAAAATACGAACTTCGTCGTAAGTCTCCATACAAAATCGGAGTAACAGGCTGTGCTAATTCAACCAATTCTCCCCCAGCCTTTGCAGCCGTTGACAAAGCTTTATTATGAATATCATCTATGACTGCATCTTTAAAACTACTAAAGCTCATGCTCTGTCACCTCTCCTACAACAATTTCGAAATGGTGAATACTTCCATCAGGATTTGGCGGGAAAGATACGCTCTGGACCTCACCTTTAATTAAACAATAGTCAGGAATTACAAAAGATACATTGTCTCCTTCACTCACAACAAAATTTAATTTGTTACAAAATAAATTAACAATATATCTTATGTTTAACCCTTCCTCTGTTTTATTTACGAGCTTTTCAAACTCATAGCGAAACATTGATTTATTAATTGCATCTGGTAAAAGATTTCCAAAGTCATCGCGCCCACTATTACTAGTTATAGTAACTTCTGTGTTTAGGATAGCCTCGGGAATAGGCGGTAATTGAAAGCTCATTAACAGCCACCTACTCCCGCATAAAGCCAGCCACTAGATAAAAGCAAATCCATCACTTTGTCCGGAACGTCAGGTATAAAGTTGTTCGAATTTTGTGATTGACCACCCATAGTTAATTTGCCTAGTGTAAAGTTACCAATGCCAATAAACTCACCATATTTCTTGATGTGTTCACACTGCCATGCAACAGCTTGCTTAATATCATCATCTACATTGTCAAGGTCTACGATATTCGGCATAATTTGCTTGTCAATTGCTACAGAAGCGGCTTTTATTAAATTATCCGCTTCTGTTGGTTCGATACTTAAGTTTGTTAGACTAGCTAACTCACTTGGTGTAATATACGTTTTCATTTACTCACCCTCTTTATTTTTGGGCTCCTTTTTACTCTTGGGTGGCGATTTTTCTGGTTCTTTTTCTGGTTCTTTATACTCGAACTCTTCAAAACCATCAATTTTCAATTGATTGATTAATACAACATCGTCTGTATTGTAAACGACATTTTCTTTTTTTAATTGCATTTCCCTAACCTCCTTAGACTTCTGTAGAAGCGATTACGCCATCTTTTTGTTGGTCCAACACAAAAATGTCGTGGTATACACGATATTGATACAACCAGCCGTCCCCTTGTCCTACAGAGCCGGGTGCGTGCAAATAGATAGAAGCATGTTTTGCGCCGCCGACAACAGAACCTTTATTTACAAGCAAGAAATTCAGTTTCTTAGCACCTGCAGCTGGTTTGTAACCATCTGTAAAATCAAAAGTATCATAGAAACGATCTTCCGCTTCTACCTCAACAATACGTGTACCATCAATAGCCGTAATACGCGTTTCGATGGATGAAGGACCAATGTTTTGCACATTAATAGCTCGAACAAAATCATCACTAAGTTCTAATGCTGCCATCACGTCTGGCGAAACATACATAACAAGATTCTGAGTTCCGTATTTCTTCACTTTTCGAATTGCCGCTTTTAATTTTGTGAACACATTATCTTTAGTGATTTCTTCCGCAACCGAATTACTATTTGTTTTCGCTGCTGTTGCTAACTTAGAAAATCTATAAGCGTCCATTTCTGGTCCAGCATGCCGAGAATTAAACTCTTTAGTAACATTCGCAGCAGAAAGCGCTTGACCTGTTTCGTCCACATCCATAACATCTACAAAGAATTCTACATCACGATCAAAATCAATCGTATAAGATTTATTTGTGTTTGAAGCAGAACCTTCGTTATATCCTTTATTTCTTGTATGTGCTTTAAGTCCTGTTGTTGTGATAGTTTGAATCTTAAACGTTTTTGCATCTAACCATAAAAGGTTAGGTGTTTCTAATTCATTTGTGTAAGTGCCAAAGACTAACTTCTGGTCGAGCTCCTTACCGTACTTGTCTACATAGTTAATAGCCATTTTGCTATCTCTCCTTTTCTAATTATGAATTTAATGCTTGAATGAATGGGTCTGTAGCACTTGGCTCACTTGCATTGCCTAGTCCTGCTCCGATTGGTGGAGGCGTGTCACCATCATCAGATTTTGCAATCCATTCAGGATATTGCTCTGCGAATTTCGCTAAGTTGTCGTCATTTCGCTCTTCATCCCCAAAAAGCTTCGTAAATGCTTCATAGCGTTCTTCTTTTACGCCGCTTTCTTTTAACTTACTGTGCCACTCTGCCGTTTGTTCTTTCTGAACATATTCATCCAGCTTTGATAGTGCCTCGTCTTTCTCTTTTTGAAGTTTTTTCAATGCCTTTTCAGATGAATCATGTTCGCCCACTTGATCGTTAAGCTGATTAATTTGGTCGTTTAACTTCGTGATTTCTTCCTCATGCGCGCTTTTGATGGTTTCAATCTCTCCATTAAATTTCTTTTTTTCAGCCGCTAAGCGATTCTTTACAATTTCATCCAGTTCTGCTTGGGTAAAATTCTTATCGTCCCCACCTTCAGCAAAATGTTGAATGTCAAACTTACGCTGTAAATAATTCTTCATATTTCCTCCTTTTTAAGCTCTGAGTGAGCCATCCCTGTCTATTAGTTGCCGGCAGGTAGGCAAGATTTTTATATCAAGCCAAACAAAAAAAGCGTTCATTTAGACGCTTTTATAATTTCTCTATCCAATTCTCTCTCTAAGAATCGATTGTTATTCAAATGGTCTTGCAAAGCTTCTTCCCATTGCCTTACTTTCCCAGCTGTATATTGTTTAGAAGGACCTTCTGCAAGTATATCTTTTGTTTTCCAATCGCGAATTCCGCGCTCATAGTACCGTTGCTTACTTTGAGCCTCATATTCTTCTTCATCATATGGGATAGGCTCGTCTGTTTCGTCACCTTCGAAATACGAATATAAAAAATGGTGGCAATTTGGATGAAACAAGCCATCGTTTTCCGCTTCTTGTAATGTTTTATATTCATTGCTTTCGTAGTTAACTGATAGCACTTCTCCTTGCCAATGAGCACAACGCGGACAACTTCTTACGTGAGCTGACACTTGAACTAATTCGTGCTCATATCTTCCAAGAACGCGTTTCATGGCATTTAAACCAACATTAAAAAAAGCACCTCTTGAAGCCATTTCCATGTAAGCTCCTGGTCGGTACTTTCTTCCAGACTGATCTATAACATTTCTTATCCCATCACCTAAAACATTAATAAGTGATGTTGCGATAGCATATTTTAAAATTCCATTGTTATCTTTTGTTTCCTTAACAACTTGCTTGTATTTGGAGGGCGCGATTTTTTGCCAATAATTAGCAATGTCTTCCGAAATTTGGATAAGTGCATCACTTTCAGATAAATAGTCGTCATTTTGTATATCAACCTCTTTCTTAGTTTGATATCTGGCTTCCATTTCGTCCTCGTATTCATTCACGCAATCAAGATAAACACGATACGTTAGTTTATCTATTTTATTTCTCGTTTCGTCTTTGAAAAGACTTATATGTGCTTTCAATTCTCTTTTAAAATTTATCAAACGCGACTGCTGAATGAATTTCCATTTTGTTGGATTCTTAGCGCCATACATAACATGCTTCTTTATCAGCAAAAGTAAGTCTATTTCGGCATTATTAAAGTGGTTTCGTAAGATAGATGCTTCTTTTTCGAAATCAACCGGTGCATGATGGCTCATCTAATCACCCGCCTTTCGTTTCCATTCCCCCAATTGCTTCCGGGTCAGGAACCTCTCCGATTGCGTTTTCTAAATAGATGCGTTTTACTTCCGCTTGAATTTCTTCATCTTCCCACTTAGGGTGAATTAGTTTCACCTTTTCTTCTACACTCATCGCTAATGCACTGTTCATATTATTTAATGTGCTAGATAATTCATTCAGATTAACAGACATTGGATCTGGAAACTCAATTATTACCCTGATTTCATCACGCATTATTGCTTTTTCTTTATTGTTTGTTCCGCCAGTTAGCAAATATAGGAAGTCCCAAAGCATCTGTTCGTAAACATTTTGAATAAGGCGTTTTTTCTTCTCAATTTTACGCACTGTCGCGTCTTGTAAACTCCAAATTTCGGTCGCCTTAACTTCTCTATTACCTAGATTAAAAGTAGCGGGATTATAACCAGATTTCGAAACAGCTTTCTGAGCAAAATATTCCATCGTTTCGCGATAACTACCGTCTCGGAAGTCTCCTTGCATGAATTGAATCATGTCATTTAACTTCGCTCCAGCATCTAACGTTCCTTTGAACTGCATAAAGTAGTCTTCATCTACATTCATGGACCATTCTTCTTTATCTGTGCTCTTATTAACTTTTTTCCTAAACATTCGTTCGCTAGCCGCTATTTTTGTTTTTGTTTTCTCTCCTTCGCGCATATAAACAGTGAAAAAGTAATCTACGGCAAATAAATAATTGGTACATTGCGATAAGTCAGATTCCCCAAGATTAAGATGTGGGTATCTAGTATTGCTTGGGCTATTATTTATTAAATACGCGCCCATACTCTTTAAACCAATTGATACAGAATGATTCAATTGAATATCATTTGTGTGCAGATAGCTTGTAATCTGTTCTGGTAGTCTCTCCGCACTAATAGGAGTAGTTTTATCGCCATCGATTTTAATAACAGAATATGTTACAAAACCTCCAGATAATTTTTTCCCTTCCTTGTCCCATTGTTTTATTTCTCTGCTTTCAACTAAATAATAAATATCTGCTTTATTACTTGTGGGTATTTCCTCAAAGAAATTAAAACGAAATGGCTCATTGTTTTTAAAATCTATCCAAAATTGGCTAGAGCTATGAACGCTAATAGATGGTCGCCCATTTAAAATGTTAATCTTTACAGCGGATACTCCGCTACCTCCTGCTAATTCAACAATTTTCACGCTCTTACTATCAAAATTATCAATCCGTAATGCTTCTTTCAGTTGCTTTGTTAAGTTTTCATCCTTACTGCCATTAACCCCTGTTACATCAATACTTAAAGGCTTTCCAGATATATACTCAGCCGCAACAACAACAATCTCATTGCCTGTTCCAGAGTTCATTAACTTATCGTGTACTGTTGGCACATATCCTTGAGCCCACAACGAAGTTAAATAGGAGTCTTTGCTCCATTCTTTTTGATTATCTGGAACGAGCGGCAGATATTTTGGTATTAACTCCGGTTCGCTGCCATTAGGTTTTCCATTTAGCCAACCTTTAATAAAGCGTGTCATTACACTCCAAACACCCATTTAATCACTCCTTTCTATATATCTTCATAATTCCTATAAAAGTAGTTTGTAGCGTATCTACTTGTATCCATCGCGTGATTATTCTTGTCAACTGGTTTCCCGCTGTTTTCGTCGCGTACATACATACCAATTTCTTGTAGCCAACTGTAATGGTCATATTGATCGTTAGGTTGTTCAACAAGCAAATAACGCCTTTCGCTTAATAGCGACTGCATCCGCTCAATTCCAACCTCTATACCTTGCGCTTTACCTATCACATCATGAGCATTGTTGTCTGCTCCTGCTGTATCAACACCAACCTTTTCCAGTTCTTCACGTAGCCACCTACACGCTGGGTCAATAAAAACAGGCTCATTTACTGGTACTTCATACTCTTTCATACACCATTGAATGAATTGTTTTATCTCAACGGCATAGGTTGAACCAGCTTTTACTTCTCCTGTATCCCTACCACTGTGATAATAGGATGCAACTTGATTAAATTTATATTTATAATGTCCGTCAGCCGCATGCTCTGTAATTACATAGCACTCACAAACAGTAGCATCTTGTTGTCCTCCATCACCAAAAAAGACCATCTCAATTGGACGACCTTCTAATTTGGGTATTTGGTTTTTCTGCATATCAAATGTTTCGTAAATAATACCTTTTGGCAAAACTCGTTTACCATACCAGTCACGTTGCAAAAGGTAAGAGGAGTGTTTGACTTCGTTATATATTTCTTGTTTCCGTTCTTCTGAAAGAGCTGGATTATCCTTCGCAGTCCAATGCCGCCATTTGTAGCGACCTGACTTTTCATAGTTAGAAAAGATTTCTAACACTGGATGATTCGGTGCAGGTGGGTTCAATTCAGCTAAATGAAATCTATTTTTCGCTGCAAAGGTCCGTCGAAAACATTCTTCAATAAAATCTTTGTGAAGCAAATTGATTTCTAAAAACGTAACAGTACCCAATGACATACCAGTAATAGCACCCACGCTATTTACTTTCCCGCCACCTTTATAATAGATTTTCTTTGGACCGTTTGGAGAATGTATAAGCAAATGATCCCCATGCTCGTCGTGTTTCATTTCTGCAAGATTACCGAATATGTGCATCAATCCAAATCCATCGCCATCCATGAATAAGCGAAAGGCTTGTTCTTGGTTAAATGCAGCAACTAAGTGATTTTGATCTTCGGAAATAGAATAGATATAAGCCATTTTAAAGATATCGGCAGTAGTTTTACCGGATCGCGGAGTTCCTTCGTTGACTTCAAGCGTCACACCCCGAAAAGGGAATGTAATAGTTTCCTGTTGTTTGGGCGTAAATACTAGCTCATCAATTTTACTCAAGGTCTCCGTTTCCTCCTTTGGCAACATCTAATAGTTTATTAAGCAATGTAGTATCTTTTTCAGCGCCTTTAATAAGAGCTGTGCGGGCCTGTATATTATCTGTTGATGCAATAATTTGATTAAGCTTAGCCTTACGTTCATCTTGCTCATCAGCAATGGCGATAAATTGCTTAATCAACCCACTCAATGTAGACATCGCACGACTTTGCGCATTTAAAAAATTCGCCTGTTTGTCCCAAGCGAATTGATACTCATATTTATCAGAACCACTTTCCCCGAATCCAACTTGTGTTTGAACTCTCGTTTCATCCTCAGTGTTTTCTACCCACATAATTTTCTGTGCTCGGATAATAGCGGCGTATTGAATTTGTATCTGTCCCCAAATTAAATCAGTTGGTTCTTGTTGATCCATCATACTAATAATTTCTATTGTGTCATCCGGAAGATATTTAGAGTACAATCCATGTGTACGTGCGTTTTGATTACCTTTAGGAGCGGCGCCGCCTTTATTGTTCTTAGCATTCCCGTTCCCTTTCATTGAATAGTAACGCTCCTTTTGATTCGTAACGTTACTATTGCCATTATCACTCCAGTTATCCTCTGATTTCCATTTCCTAATCTGTGATGGTTTACAATTTAACTTACTGGCAATTTTCACAAGTGGCATTGTCTTATCTGAATCAAGCCACATTTTCTTTGCTATATCTCTGTTTGGGTTTCTTGCTCTAGCCACTCACTTCCACCACCTCGCATTCTGTGTTTGTTTCGTTAATTAATTATTATCTTTAATTGTTCCTACAATGATGCTTAGCGCTTCTAAATAATCATTCTTAGCTTGTTCAAAAGACTTACCATTTAGTGTAGCTAATCTTTCTATTTTCATGTAATGAATCTGGGCTAACACAAAGCTTTGTTCTTGTTCTGAACCAGCAATATTTATTTTGAATTCTGGCTCTTTTCCTTTTACCTCTGTTATTCCAGCTTTTATAATGTCTCTCATATAATCAACCCCTTATTATTTTAATGTATCAAAAAAAAGCCTGTTTTACGAGGCCTTCAAAGAGTTACACGAATTAATTTTTATTCAAAAAAACCATCTTCTATTAATATTTTGTCAATCAAATCTAATTCTTTAAAATACTCTTCTTTCACTTCACCCCAATCATTTAAAATTCCATATAATAAAGAATCTTGTTTCGTAGTAGTTTCAGGGAATCCGATATCTTTCCTAAGCGCAAGAATAAGATCAGACATCATATATACATATTTATTATTAAATGCCTTTTCAGATAGCCCTTTTTCTATAAAAAACGGTGCATCATATTCTTGTATAAATCTTCTATATGTCGTAAACATGTCTATTGTTTCATCGTTAGCAAATAACATTAGGCTATACATCAGCGTATTATATATTTCCCCTAATTCTCTAAGCTTCTTTTCATACCTTTGGACTTCATTTGTGGTTTTCTGAGGCATTTTGCTTATATATAGCATCTCTTTAAACATACTAACAATATCAATAAAAAGTTTTATCTTTTCAGGATGCACATTTTCTTGTGAAATCCTAATTTCTTGTAACTCCTTTGTGATTTTATTGTTTAGCTCATTTAACTTCTTGTCATAAAAATATTTTGGAATCAAACCTATTCCTAACATTCCAAGTAATGGCATAAGCAATTGCGCAATATTAAAATAAATTTCAGCGTTCTCCATGAGCATCTCCTTTTTTTAATTCAACTATAACAAAACAAATAAGTATGCTCAATGTATTACTTATAAATGAGAAGTGGAGTGCAGACTCAATATAAGATTTATTTTTGTAATCATCTTCACTTCTCACTAATAACATTTTATCACCTTTTTTTACTCAAAAAGTGCCAAAAAAGTGCCATTTTCAATTTAACACTTCAATCCCAAGTGTTGTCGCCAGTTCAATAACAGCCTTCCGTTTCTCTCTTTTGTACTGTCTCTCTTCATAAGGAATATCAAGCATAATAGTTCTATCTTGTAAGTTATGAATGAACTTCTCAAACAGTATCTTTCTATGAATGTGCTCAAGTTGATTCATAATAGCATCGTATTTTTTAACCGCTTCTTGTGCTGCATGAACGTTATCGACATTATGAATTGCAGCATCTTCTACTTTTGAATGAAATTCATTACTGAAATTCGGTGGCGTAATCTTGTACATAGTCGTCATATTTGGAAATTTACGATCACCAGCCATTAACCGAAGCGTTAAATAGTCTTTAAAGAACTGTCTTACTGCTCTGACTGTCTGGATGTAGTTAATATCTTCAACTTGTGGTAGATTGAATAGTTGTCCCATAAAGTCGCCCCCATCACTTTATAAATTTTCGATAAACTCCCTTATTTTCTCAACCTTTTCAGCTGTATCAATAAAAGATTCTTCGCTAATTGCTTCTAATTCAATATTGTATTTAGCGATTTCTATGTTTTCGCCGTTACAAATCGCTTCTCTGGTAACTACATTTAATTTTTCAATTTGCATTTTCATCCTCCTAAAATATATTTCCCAAAATCCATAACACGCCTTTTATCAGCGCGCCTAGCATAAATACAGAAAGCAGGATCCAGAAAGCCCAAAAAGCAATACTTATAACGGTTACTCCGATTTTGTTAATCATATTCCACCTCCACAATCACTCGGCTTTCTTCGTCTTTATCGACTATGAAGTAATCAGAAAAGCCCTCGATATAATTTAAGTTGTCATTCTCTAAAAATCCTGCTTCCATCATGCCGTCGAAAATAAACTTTTTAGCAAATGCAATATTGTCTGGGTCTTTTTTCTTGTTGGGAATAATCCAGGTGAATTTAATTCGGCACGGTGTAGAGAAGGTCACACCGTGGCTCATAGCTCTTTTAACATAACAAGCGCAAATATAGGTCATTTGTTTTTTCACTTTAGCAGCGGCTTGTCTGTGCCCTCTCTCTTTGTTTATATAAGTGTTTAAATCAGTTAATGGCAACGGAATTATAATTTTGTTGCTAGTTGTGGTAGTCTTCGATAACTCTTGTTTCATAAATAACTTCTAACTCCTTGTCAGATAATTTATTTAGGTATTCGACTGTATGATTTGTATAATTAGCGATCACGTCTATTAGTTGTTTCCTCTCTTTAATTGTCATGTTGCCACCTTTTGACGTATAGACAAGCCATTCTTTCTTTTGAATTCTATTAGTGCGCTCCTGCTTATGCCCATATCTTCCGCTATTTCCGTATCAGTAAGCTTTTTACTCAATCGTCGATATTCAGTGACTGTAAATATCGAAAGTAACTGTGTTGGTGTAGCTAAACCTTTCTCTTTATCTCCTCTCGCTTCTAGTGTTTCTAGCTTTTTAATTAAATTTTTTCTATCTGTGAGAGTCTTGCTTTTTTCAATCATCGTAATAACTTCCCATTGCTTTTTTCTTAATTCCTTTCTGCTCATTTTCATCGCTCCCCGTTATAAAATTAAATGCTCAAAATGGCAAATCATCTTCATTAATATCAATCGGCTTACCTTCACTTGCAAATGAATCGCTCTTCTGACTCGTATCCGCTCGATATGAGCTTGTTTGATTGTTATTTGAATAATTAGCCTTGTTTTGGTAATTATTCGATGTAGCACCTTCTACGTTGTTATTTTTAGGTTCTAAGAATTGAACTGATTCAGCAACTACCTCAGTAACGAAAACACGTTTACCGTCGCTATCCTCATAATTACGAGTTTGAACACGTCCATCAACGCCTGCCATGCTTCCCTTCTTAAGGAAATTAGCAACGTTTTCTGCTGGTTTACGCCAAACAACGCATTGAATAAAATCGGCTTCTTGTTCTCCTTGTGCATTTTTAAATGGGCGATTTACTGCTAATGTAAAAGTCGCAACAGCCGCGCCTGCCGGAGTGTAACGTAAATCTGGGTCTTTTGTTAATCGTCCTACAAGTACTACACGGTTCATCATTATTCCATACTCCTATCTATTGGTCGTAAGCCTCGATTTGCTAATTCTTTGTAGGCTTTGCTTCTTGATTCTCTTACTATACTTATAAGTTCTTCCGCATGTTTGATATAATCTAAAAGTTCTTCTGCTGTAGAAATAGCTATAAATTCGTCCTCTGCGACTCTGAATGGTGGTATCATTAGCTTTCCCTCTCTTTCTTCCTCTTTGATTTTGGATTCACATTTATGATTTGGTTCTAACCATTCACCGCAATTGATACACCAGTTATTAATACTCATTCGTCATCCTCCTCAAAATCTTTAATTTCCGGTCGTTCTCCGTAGGTTTCAACCATATATTTTTTTGTTTTTTCAACTTCTTTTCTAAATTTGTCTAATCCATTTGCTTCGATTTTTTTCTGAACTAAAGGAATCACATTATCTTTATAATATTCGATTGCTTTATCTCGAGTGTCTAAAACAAAAACGTCTATAAAATCGGCTGGGAAATTTATTAATACTCCACCACTATCTACTTCACTAACTTGTATAAAAATATTGTTTTCTGCATGGAACGGATAAATTGCAAAGTCTATTCCGTCAATCGTCACTTGCATTCCAGTCCGTTCAACCCACCCAGCTTCCGTCGCAATCTGAAACACTTTATCTTTTTCAGATATTTTTATTGTGCTAGTCATTCGCTTACCTCTTTCTGCACATAATAGCCGTATTGCATAGATATTAGTGTTTCTAGTGGTTTTCCTATTACATTGTTCATAAATCTATAAAAAGCGTCGCTCTCTTGTGCATGTATATTGAAATCATAAATGTATTTTCCTATGCGGTATTCTAGCGCCTCTTTATTCCGCTCAAACCAATTCGCCACAGCCTCTGAAACCACTGGCGCTTTAATCACAGTAAATCCTTTATGATCTTTGACGCCTTCCACATATTCTTGTGTTATATTTTTCATTTTTCTTCCTCCGTTGATGGAATTGTAATTTCTAATTTACTAGCAATATCAACTAGCAATTCTCTGATAGCATTTAATTCACTTGCTAATTCTTCAAAGCTGTTTATCTCAGACGTTTTAATTTGATAGTCAACAAATGCCTGTAAAGCTTTATCTATAGTTGGATAGTAACCAACATCTTTGAAAATTTCTGTTCCGTTTTTGTCTACGCCATTTTGCTTGGATAAGATGTATTGAAATTGACTATTTCTTATTACGTAATCGTCATTGATTTTTAATTTCATTCGTCATCCTCCTTCTTCAACGCATTCACCATTTTATCTATTTCTTCTTCGTAATATTCTTCTCTTCTTAAAAGGATTACTTCTCTCATGTTGTCGTCCCTCCAATTCAAATTAAATCAGCATCAATTAGTAAAATCGTTTCATTGGCAGTTTCATAAAACCCTTGTTTTATTTCTTCCTCTGTTTCATATTCTTGCAAGGATGACATGAAGAGTTTCAGTGCTTTTTGCTCTGTTAATTCTGTAGTAATGAATTCTGTCATTAGTCCAGTTCTTGCAAATTCTTCTTCGTGCTTAACAACATCACGCCAATAAATAAAATCAGCTCGTTTTTTGCTTTCTGCTTTAATTAGCGCATAATATTCGTTTTCTTCTCGTGTGTATTCGAAGTATTTACTCATTGTCTTCACCCTCCGCTTCCTCAACAAGAACAGCAAACTTCCAATAACGTTCGTCCATTCTTTTTATCTTCGATTCGGTCAACATAACTGCATCTGTTTTTGATTGTGACAAAGTATAGTCCATTCTGTTTGCCACATAACCAAAATACGGCAATCGCACATAATAAAGCGGTTCTTTCTCGACTTCGTAGCCGTCAAGCCAAGCGCGGGCGAGTAGTTCTTGATTATCAGCTGATGAAATTAACCATTCGTACATTTCAGCAGACATATCAGAATCTTCATAGTCTAACAAACAAGCTAAATCGTATTCTCTTTGTTTACAGTGTTTTATCCAGTCATCGGCAAATTGCGGTAATACTAGCTCCGCCCCTTCCACTTTCACTAGATACTTTTGTAGCTTCGTAACTGTCACCGGAAATCCGTCAATCTGCACTTTGCACTTTTGCGTGTCGTTATAAACTTCTTCTACTGTCCCAACGCGCTTTTCGCTTCTTAAAATGAGTTCTACTCTGTCACCTTCTCTAAATCTCATGCTCTCTCCTCCTTCAAATTCAATATCCCCATTTCAAACAGCGTTTTGTAAATAGCCATTAATACATCTACCACGATGCTATTTCCGTATAATTTGTACAAAGTTGCATTCTTTTTGCCCGGTCGTGTCGGATATTCTGCAAGTAGCTTCGCATGATCTTCATCTGAAAATCCCATTAACCTCGAAACTTCAAACTCGGTTAAGTACCTGTATAGATTCTCATCAAGCTTCACGATACCTGCATTTGGACACCGATCTTGTCGCGTTGAAATCGTCCAGCAGTGCGTTTCTATGACATCCAGAAAACGATTATACTTTGCGTTTTTCCGCTGCATGTTCAGGTCTTCAATTTTGGTTAGCATACTGGGTATTTTTATTGTGTAAATATCATCAACATCAGTCTCTAGAAATTCGTTTATTGGGCGCATTGGCTCTTTCTTTAACTTTGAAAAATCAAATTGTGGACCACTTAAAACCGATACAGTGTAAATGCGTTCTCGCTTTTGCGGTATCCCAAAATCCATTGGATTCAACACTTCGTAACTATTCGTGTAGCCCATCGCTTCCATTTGCGCCAAATAATCTTTAAATGCGTGAATCATATCGCGGTCAAGCACGCCCTTAACGTTTTCCCACAAGACTACGCGAGGCTTCCACGCGCCCATATTTTGAATTATTTTAAGCGTTTCGAATAATAGTGAACTGCGCGTTTTATCTTCACTACCACCGCCCCAACGATGCCCAGCACGAGAGAAATCTTGACAAGGCGAACCATGAATCAAAAGGTCTGGGCGTAAGTTGTAACCCACAACTGACTGCGGTTGAATCGTTTTATCATATAAAGCGTTGTAGGCGCGTACTGCTTTTTCGTCAATCTCAACGTAATCAATCGATTTATGTTCAATGCCTAGATTTATTAGCGCTTTTCGTGGAGCGCCTATACCACCGAATAATTCAAGTATTTTAAGAGCCTTCACTATTTTTGCACCTCCTTCTGTTCCTCCGTAAGCCTTTGAGTAAGTGACAACACATATCTTCTTTCTACCGTCTCACATAAATTCAGACTAGCTCTATACCTAATTTCGTTAAATTTTATGTTTGTAACTGGTTTTGCGTCATCATAAATCGTTAAAGTTTTGTCTTTGAACATAGCAGGATTTCGCAAAATAAATCTATACATTTTTGTAATGTGATTATAGTGTCGAATTTCCGACGGCTTTCCGCCAAGCCTTGACACGTGCCAGTAATATTTTCCCAAGAGAAACATCCTTTCTAATCAACTCTTAATGCTTAAACACAAAATCTCCCGCGAACATGTCAAGCGCAAATAATTCTTGCTCATAATAATCTATTGCAATACTATCTGAGCTGTCTTCTACATTGAGATTTTCGAGTCTTGATACTATACTTTGTCTAGCAATTCGAATTCCTTCTAATGAATCAAACGGGTTTTTGATTGTAGCTTGATAACTAACTGCCATTTTTTACTCCTTCCTAGCCGCTAACTGTGCTTTAATTTCCGCCACTTGCCTTTCCATCGCTTCTTTTTCTTCTTCCGACATCTCTGGCTTTTTAGGCGCTTCTTGCTGGTCTTTGTCGAACCACTCTGGCAATATTTCTTGTTTAACTGGCTTGTTGTATTTGTTGAACGGCTTGTTATATCTTTGCTCTAGCTCTATCTGTCGTTGTTTTTCCGCTGCATCAACATCAACTATTGTTTTAAATCCTCTGCTTTCCCAGTTCTTGAGAATTTTATTAACGTAAGCGTAATTTCGTTTGTTTGCTCCTTGTTCTGATGTAACTTCTAAAGCCTTCATGACAATTTCTCGATTACCTGCAAAATCATCTACCCAAGCAAGCAGTTTTTCTAGTTCAACTGGAAGCATCATTCCGAATCCGTTTTGTTCCCAAAAATCCTTGAAATTTAAATCGCTGTTGTTGTTGTTATTCTTACATTCTTTAGTTCTTACATTCTTGTTAGTTGTTAGCTGTTTGTTAGCTGTTTGTGAGTCGTTTGTTAGCTGTTTGTTAGTAACTGTGTTAGTTTTATTTTCTAACTCTTGATAAACTCCCCAATTAACTACGTTTATAAGGGTGCTAACCTTCGTTGATTCCTTTGTTAGAAATCCGTAATTTTCAAATCTTTTTAGCGCCGTCCTGACATTTTGCGAAGAGATACCTTTGCCACACTCCGCTGTAATTGACTTAATACTTGTGACGAATTCACCTGGTTTTGCTTTGAAAGGTTTCCCCATCCACTCCCACTCGTTTTCCTTGTGATTTGCCATCATTAACAAAGTCACAAGGATGGTTTTTTGCTCGGGTGTAGAGCTTCTCCATATTGGTTTTTCTTTCAAATCTCTATGCAATTTAACCCACCCATGTGACATAAAATTGCCTCCTACTAATTAACTTGTTTTTACACTTCTATTCCTGTAACTCTAAATCAAATAAATCTGCTTCTTGCGGTTGAACGCCTTTACTTAAATCTTTTTGTTCCAAGTCAATTATCTTCGTAAGAGCAACTAAATTCTGTGCGCTTAGCTCGTCTGGTTTGACGTTAAATTTGGAATCAATTAGATCACTTAAATAAGTTCTTTTTAAGTTGTAAGTTTCTAGTTTTTCTTTGATTATTTCCCATTGTGTTGCTTTCGCGTCTTCTTCTGTCACAGTGTTTTCTTCGTCTGTTTCTATTGTTTTTTGTGCTGGCGTAATATCCTTGCGTTGACCCGGATTGTATTCTTGCTCGTTTTCAATTCCGTTGCTTGGAAGCATTTCATCTTCTCCAATTTCAATTCCAAATTGTGTTTTTGCAGCGCGTTTAATTAAATGTTTTTTGAACATATCGTTAAAATATTTGGACCACATATTTTTATTAGTACCATTCTTCATGTGTTCGACTTCCTCTACATCCATCACAACTACAAAATCCGGAAAATTCTCTTTACGAGCAATTGCGTAACCGCCTGTAACTTTACCGCGAGGAAAGCCAAATTCATGTTTCGTTACAGTCATTACACCTTGTTCATTTCTTCCGAATCTAATTTCGTCTTTCTCATGCACTAATTGAACATCAATGCCTCTGTATCCTTCTGAACGTCTTGCAAGATACTCCACGCCTTCTACCGAAATCTGTATATTCATTTGATTACCATATTTAATGAAATAGACATGATTCAAAAACGGATTTAAACCGCTGTTTTTACATACTTGAACAAATAGTTCAAACTCTTGTGGTGTTGAGTTTTTAGCAATAGTTTGTTGCATTGTTCTTAGTTTTTCTTCGTCAAAATTAGCTACCTCGTAATTATTTTGCGTGTCAATTAATTCATTATTCATTTTCAGAAACTCCTTTTACTGTGAATTTTGTTTTCTTAACAGTTGCTGTAATTAATTGCCCTGTTGGTTTTGGTAATTCGATAACAGATTCTGCATTATCTGCAAAAAGAGGAATAATTGTTTCAGCTTTTAGGCTTAAAGCATTCGCAAACTCGATGCCTGCGATAATTTTTTCAGCAGTAGATAATTTGCTATAAGGCTTTTGTTGCCACTCCACTTCGAATGTTGGCTTTTCTGTACCATTTTTTAGCACTTCATATAACTTAATCGTGATGTTTTCGAACAATCCATTCACTTTTCCAACCATCAAATCACTTCTTTTAGCTTTAAATCGTTTTATAGCCTCAACAATTGATTGTGATTTATTGCGTTGTTTTCTAATGCGCTGTTGTTCAAGTTCTGCATCAGCAATTTGTTTGTGTAACTTTTCAGTTTGACCGACTGATTGAATATAACCACTCAATTCTAGTATTTTTTCGTCAATTTCTTTATATTTAACACGATCAAAGTTTTTTTCTGGATTTTCTAGTTTAGCTAAACGCGCTTTTGATGCTTCTAATTCTTCAACCATTATTTTTCCTGCTGTTACAAGTCTGTTATAATGTTCTTTTCGATATTGAATTGCATGTTCGATGGAATCACCTTGTAAAGTTTGTCCACAATATTCACAGTTTTCTTCTATTTTTTGTTCTCGAACATTTAATGCTTCTTCTCTTTTTCTAAGAATCCTTTCTTTTAGCGCATTTATTTTTTGTTCTGCATCTGCATAATCATTTCGTAATTGCACATTTTTATCTTCTTTTAATTCAATTGCAGTTCTTTCTGCGATTAAAGCATCCTTTTGCTCTGTAATCTCTTTGATATCCATGTTTACTTCGCTAGCATTTGACAGTTGTTCTTTAAGTGTCAATACTCGTTCAGAAGCACGCTCATACTGTTTATCAGAGTTTTTGAATGTTTCTCTATTCACTGCTTCTAAATCGTCTAAAAGATGCTTATTAAGCTCTGTAGAAAGAAGTGTTCTATCAATCTCGTTCATTTCTTCTAAAACTTCTTTTTCACCTGGTTCGGTCACATAAGAAAGTAATTGCTCTCGCTGTGTCTGCCAATGTTGAGAAAAGAAATAACCGGGACTATATAGTGAGTAAAATAGATTTTTTTCAAATAAAGAGTCAATCATATCAGCGAATTCAGTTGCTTTTCGAGGAACTTCATTAATTGCATATTTAGCCGTTTTCTTTTGCTTTTTAGTTAGTAACAAATCTTTTCCATCTGCGTTAATTAATAGCGAAACATGCACTTCTTCTTCTGTTCCGAGCGGTTGTGGCTCAATCTTTGTTCCTAACAAATCCGTACCATAGAGTAGCCATGTTACTGCTTCGCCGATGCTTGTTTTACCGAAACCATTTTTGCCACTAATTTGTGTTACTTGTTCATAGTCCACTACTAAATTTTTATGATTCTTGAAATTTTCTAAAGTAAGTTGTTTAAATACGATTTTCATATATGTTACCTCCATTGATTTTTTAATAGATTCGAGGTATAATTCTGTTAAGGTAATATCTCAAATCCTTAAAGCGCGCACTGCTATGCGTGCTTTTTTAATGTCTAAAATCATCGTCCCAAAGACCATCAACAACCATCGGATTCTCAACCACGTTTACCACTTCCTTTCAGCCAATATCCTGCAATTAGCGACATAAACGACACGAAAATCATTACTGCAAAAACATCCATTATCTTGTGACCTCCTCATAGCCCTTTAGTTTTAACTCTTCGATATAGTCCGCCATTTTCTCGCAACCTGTTTCAATAAGCGGGATTTTTTGCCGGAAAGCTGGATTAGCGATCATTTTCGTTCTGTCGTCTATAAAAATCTCACTATTACCGAAAATCGTTTGTTTCCGAAAAACTCTTTCTGTCATTGTTGTAGCCCTCCTATACTAAAATTAGAATTAAAATCAAATTACATAAATTTATTAACGCTAACGCCGCTGCTATTATTACTAAGATGCTGAACAACACTTTCAAGCTCTTACCGCCTGACTAGCTGTCCCGCCATTTCTTACCCACTCTTCAATTTGGTCTTCTACAAAAAATAGATTAGAACCAATTTTCGTGTATGGAATTTCATCTTGTTTAACCATTTTGTAGAGCTTAGAACGACTAATTTCAATACCTTGTTGCTTCATTTTTTCTAATAATTCCGGCGCTGTTATTGCATTAAACGTCATTTTTAACCACTCCTAACTTTTTATAATATTGATCACGTTTACTTAAAACTTGTTGTAAATCTATATTGAATGTTCTTGCTATACTTGTATTTAGAGTTAAAGCTGTTGCGATTACATCTGTTATTTCTGAAATAGCTTGTTTAGCTGCTTCTCGCTGTAACATATCGCCTTTTCTCAAATTGAATGTCATTGTCTCTATGCCGTTTTTTAACGCATTTACGGCTTCTTCAACTTCTAGTTCAAATCTGTTAGTTAAGGAAGCGTGATGGTTGTCTAAACCGTCAAAAAGCGGTGGTATCATTCCGTTGCTGAATTCATGTGCAAACAAGTAAGTGCTTTCTGGTTCGTTGTAGCTATCAATTAACTGTTCTGCTTGTTCAAGTGATACCGTCCGCTTTCCTTTCAGCTGATTACTTATTAATGCTGGCGTTACATAACTATCTATCGCTAGCTCTTTTTGCGTGCGAGTTTCTGCTAAAACTTGCATCGCGGTTGGTGCCGATGTTGATTTTTGAAACATAATATCTCAATCCTTTTTGTTATTTTTTTAGCGATTAATTAACAACTTATTGTTATATACTGTTGTTAGTCGCTCCCCGTGACTATTAGTTGTCTGTATGAGCGTCGTTGTGGTAGGCGACGCTTAACTTATAACTTGATCGTGTTCTTCCAATAACTTGTTTAATAGATATACTTGTCCTTTTCCTGTTACTTGTGGAGTATAAGTGGTTTTCATTAAGCCGTTTCTATCTGTATGAATATGTGTTTTTTGTTCAAACAATCCTAAGTTCATCGCCTTTTGCGACGGTTTGTTGTAATAAGCACCTTTATTTAACAAATAGCCACTACCTCTCAGCCATTCGAAAAGTCTGTTTTGCCCTATATCTAATCCTTTTTGTTTTAGAATAGTAGCTAAATCTTTTACTAAAATTGTGTTCTCGCTCGTTTGTACAGCTTCCGCAAAAACTACTTTCGGCTTTTGTTCCTCAAGTTTTTTTAACACCTCTTGCTTTTCTTGTTGTTCCTCTATCCATTTTTTAGCTCTAGCGACTGGATCTTCTATCATGTATGAAAATGCGGGATATTCAGTTGCTAATTTCCTCGCTTGTTTTTCTACTTCAATGAAGTATTTTCTAATCGACCGACCCATTTCGTTGTTTTGCACCATTGCTAATTCTTTAGCAGTATCTAAAGTCAAAAAATAATTTGTTGATGGTCGCCCATTGGTTTTACTCAAAGTTGAGTAAAAGTCTAAACCATTCTCATAACCATAATTTCCAATCATTCTATATATCCAATCATTAAATCTTGTATTTACTAAAAGCTTTTCATGAAGCATCCGGGCATCAACAAATTTTTCGCCTTGTTCATTTTCTAAAACTGGCAACATTTCATTTGCAATTACTTGTAAATTTGACATTTTGTTCTCCTTTCTGTTCGCCCTTTCACAGTGCTATAGTTTTTGTGAAGGGAGGTGGGTAAAATGGGAGTTAAAATTAAATTTGATTCAAAAAAATTAGAGAGACAAATTAAAGAACAAAGCCTAAAAATCGCAAAGCAAGATATTATTAAAAATGGAACGGAAGGGAGCTGTCCCGAATGTTCGCATGTATTTACAGTTAAACCTGGAGTAAACACATGTCCCGATTGCGGGAATGAATTTACTGTAAAAATCAAGTAAATCACTTCACCTTAATTTCTAACGAGTTTATAGTGCTAGCCAAGTCTTCCACCAAAGATTTGGCTTCAATTAATCTCTTTTCTAACAAAGTGGCGTTTTCTATGGAATCCTCTACTCCATTCAGCTCTACTTTCATTTCGATAATTTTTAGCTCTTGATCTTTTTCAAGTAAACTTAAAATATTTTTTATAACGCTGTATTTAACGAATGAGCCGCTCTCTATCGCATTACCATTTTCTAAAATTGTTTCTAGTTTAATAATTGCTTGTTTGATGTTATTCATTTTTCTTCCTCCTAAATTATGATTTTTAGTATTTTCCAGACCATATTAGTCTTTGCATTTCTTCGCTGATCGTGAATGGGTGATATTCCACTTGTACAACTGGTAATGATCCTGCTTTTAAATCTAACTTGACCGCTGTAATTCCTTTTCTTAATTGTTTTCCATTGATTTCTAATACTCCATAACAACAGTTTCTATCTCCTTGCATCTTAATATTTAATGATTTTAAGTTTTCTGGTGGTATGTCTTTGGTTTTAAAAACACAATCTTTCTGTTCACTTCTTTTGTTGCTCAGATATCTTCTGTTCATTTTCTAGCCTCCTATTTTCTTTTGCCTAAATCGCCGTTAGTTTTTTCCGATAATCTATTAACTAATGAATTGATTTCTGAATAAAGTTCCGGCAAAATACTTAAATCACTAAAATCTTCTCCAGTTATACTTAATTCAATGGTGAGTACTGACTCTTTTCTGTTTCTCTTGGTTAGGAAAGAGTTTGTAAATGCAATTTTCCTCATTTTCTAGCCTCCTATTTTAGTTAATTTTTGTGACTTTTCGTTACAATTCTGTCAAAAAAAATTTCATCCACCTTTCTATTGTATAACTTTGCAATATTAAACATTAGTGTTAAGGACGGATTTCTAGATCCATCTTCTATATATCCAAGATGTTGTGGCGTTATCCCCAAAGATCGTGCTACGCTTGCTTTACTTCTCTCTCCCCTTAGTTCTTTAAGGTTGTTACCCATAAAATGCTCACCCTCTTTCGTAACTTTATGTTACTTTATATATATTAATATACACGTAACTTTACGTTACGTCAAGAGAAAATTGTAACTTTTTTTTACATATTCAAATTTTAATTGAACGTAACACAAAGTTACTATATCATTGTGGGTACAGGAGGCGATTATATGTTCGGTGACAGATTACGTTCATTACGCGAAAACAAAAATCTAACTCAGCAAAAAGTAGCTGATGACTTGAATATAAAAAGAGAAAATCTTTCTAATTATGAAAGAAATAAAAGAGAACCCGATTACGAAATGCTGAAAAAACTAGCTGAATATTACGGAGTATCACGCTCATATATATTAGGTGAAACAGATAAAAAACAATATTGGGAATTGGATGACAAGGACGAACGAAGCATTCAAAAAGATCTTCAAAAAATGATTGACGATCTGTCTAATTCAGACGCCTTTGCTTACTCGAAAGAAGATGGAGAAATGGATGAAAATACAAAAAAACTATTAATTATGTCTCTTGAAAATTCGTTAAGGATTGCAAAAGAAGAATCTAAGAAACGATTTACTCCTAAAAAATATCGAAAATAAATTAGGTGGGATAGTATGGAGATGAGTGAATTTATACAGCAACAGATACAAAAGCTTGTTAATATTCATGAAACAAGAAATCCGTTTTTAATTGCGAAAGAAAAAGATATTCTTATATTAAAAGAAGACTTAGGTGAAGTTTACGGTTATTATAATAAAATAAACAGAATTAAAATGATTCATTTAAATAACCTCTTTTCAGATGAGCGGCAATTGTTTACTTGCGCTCACGAACTATGCCACGCTCTTATACATCAAGATGAAAATACCCCCCAACTTTCAAAACAAACTATTGTATCAGAGTGGAAAGTTGAAAAAGAAGCCAACTATTTTGCAACACAGCTGCTTATAGACGGAAGCCATTTAGAACATTATATTGATACTACAGATAAAATAATTAACTTTTATGGATTACCCGAAGAAATGAAAAAATATATATAAGGGAGTAGATGAATATGAAAAAATGGATAGTTTTATGTTTTATATTATTGCTTAGCTTAGTACTATATGCGTGCGGAGAACCAGAACTAGATATTAGTGATAGTACTGGAAAAGGATATTATTTAAACCAAACAGGAAAAACCTCTGATAATGCAAAAATAACATTAAAGGATGAAAATGGGGACTCAAAAAAAATCGAGACAGATAATAATAGTTTTACTATGCTTTTTCCTAGGCTTAATTCGAAGGCAACTTATACCGTATTAGCTGAAAAGGACGAAAAAACCTCGGAGACCGAAATTGTTGTTCCAAAACAAAAAAAACTTGTTTCCTATGAAGATTTACAAGGACAGTTTAACTATATTTTTGAAACAGAAGATGATTTATCTATCTCTCTTCCTGAATCAGTAACTAGTGACGCTGAAGTAACTAATGGATTTAAAATAATGTCTGATGGTAATAACGTGATGTCGTTACTATTAACATATAGCTCTAACGATAAAATAGGTATTACAGATTATAATGATTTTACTTATTCAATTGCAGCTATTATGATGTCCTTAGATTCAGAAAACGGTTTAGATAAGGTACTTAATGCTCTCAATAACAGCATGGATGATCAAAAAGATACAAAAGTTTCTGTTAATGAGATTACATATCAATTTTCAACAATCAATACCAGTTCAACAAATTTAACCACTTTAGAAATATATCCAAGTTGATAACTATTCCTGTCATAGTAATTTTAATAATTATGTTTTTGTAAAAAGGAGATGCGGGATGAGCAAGTATAGACACTTGTTAAAAAAATGGTGGTTATGGGTGATTTTTTTATTGGTTATCATTGGCATTGTTTCTTTATTTTGGTATACACAAGTTTATTCTTCCGAATGGGGTAAAGGGCTATCAAAGGAAGACAAAGAGGTATTGGAAAAGGCAAATAAGTCAACAAACGAATTTAATAAATTTGCAAAAGAAGCTAACTCAGGCATCAAATCGTTTAATAATGACGCAACAATTAATCCACAAATAGTAATTAATCCTTTTACTAAAATGGGAGATAATATTACCGAAAGATCAGACGAATTTATTAAAGATTACGATGAATATTCTATCTCAATCCAAAATATCTTAAAAGATGATTATAATAATATAAAAAAACTTAGAGATGACGTTGTTGCACAACAGGAAGAAATTAAAAGTATTTACTCAAACGCTCATAATTATAACAGAGAATTATCCACTGTTGAATCTAGAATAGTAGAAAATATATATCAAGAAATGCATAAAGAACAAAAAGAAAGCTTAGGGTTAAAAAATCATGAATTCAAAAAAAATGCTGAGTTCAGTGATAAAGCAATAAAATTAATGCCTGGCGTTGATTAAAAGAGAGCCTCCGGGCTTTTCTTTTTACCGAAAAAAGAACATATGTGCTAAGGAGATATGATATGGCTAGCTATGTAAATTTAGGAAATAATAAATATGAGCTAAGAGTTTCAAAGGGATATGATGCACGTGGAAAACAAATACGCAAAACAAAAAACGTCACAGTTAAAACAGTAAAAGCGTTAAAACTAGAACTTTCTAATTTTGAAGCTTATGTCTATTCAAGCGATTACACAGAAATAAAAGATATGCGATTTATTGACTTTGTGGAAAAATGGCGCTTAAATTACGCAAAAAGAGAACTAAAAGGTAATACTATTGATAAGTATAACCTCTTTCTCGAAAACTGGATTATACCTTATTTTGAGAGGAAGAAAATAAGTAAAATTACAACTATGCAGTTGCTCGACTACTTTCATGAAGTTCAAAAAAAAGGAGTTGGTCCAAGCGCTTTAGAGGGACATCATCGAGTTATAAGAAGTTTATTTAAATATGCTACCTTGTGGGGAATTACTGAAACAGACGTATCTTTATCAGTGAAAAAACCTACCTATAAAGTGCCAGAAAAAAATATTTATAATAGACGAGAAATAGAAGTGTTAATAGATCGCATTAAGATATTACAAAAATATCAACAAGTAATGATTAAATTAGCGCTATACTGCGGTCTTAGACGTGGCGAAGTTATCGGTTTAACAACTAAAGATATGAATTACAATAAAAATACAATTAACGTTTATAGAGCGGTTATAAAGAGTGCTAGCGAAGGTATAAAACTAGATGAAACTAAAAATAAGCGAAAAAGAATTGTCCCCGCTCCCGCTGGACTGATGCAAGAAATTAAAGAACTTGCAAAAGAAAAGCAAAAAAACAAAGATAAATTAGGTTTGTTGTGGAAAGGAACAAAAGATTTAGATGGGAAAACTGTTGTATTAATTTTCAGTCATGACGACGGCACCCCCTTTACCCCCGCTTCTGTCACTAGAATGTTTAATCGATTTTTAGAGAAAGAAGAAAATAACGATCTTACTAAAATATCATTTCATGATTTGCGTCATTCTGCTGCAAGCTTCCTTCTCGAACAAGGTATTAATGTAAAAGTCATTCAAAACATTTTAGGACATTCAGACATTAAAGTTACATTAAATACGTATGCACATATCACTGAAGATGGTTACTCAGAAGCAGCAAAAACTTTTGATAATTTCTATAAATCTAGTAAATAA